AGCCTCTTTAAGCCGAGAAGGCAGGGTTCATGGTCCCCATTTAGGCGCCTTTCACCCTGTCCGCTAAAGCGAACTGGGTGGGTAGGTTGAATTTAAAGATTTCCATCTTGACTTAACCACCACGGTTTTATCCATTGGTGATTGTCAGTCTTGGTCTAGCAGGAGCTATCGCTCGTCGCGTCGGGGCCAAATTTTGTAAGGCCTGCTGAGCGATTGACGAAAGTCCACCAGTAATGTGATCAAGGGCGTAATTGCCAACCGACTTAAGAGCCGAGCTGGCAACCGCTTTGACTCTAGACCAAAGGCTGGGAGTCGGGTGTACAAGAGACAATTGGGTTCGAGTATTGTGTACAGCCTCAAGAACTGCATGACTATGAGGTGCAGCTCCAGTAGAAAGCCTCATTCCTATGGTTGCTAGGAGAGGAATCACTTCTAGGTTGTAAACATACTCAATATTCAGCCTGGTTTCACTAGTTGCAGCGGCGGCTTCATCAAAGCCAATCAGAGAAATTCCGATGCTTTTATAGCCAGCCAGTGCATCTGAGTAGCTTGAGTTTCCATCTTTAAAATCTTGATATTGTTCACCAATATGAGATGGGATAACAGTAATGTCAAGATTATGGGTGTTTGGAAGAGCCACAATGGAGTCGACAACTTCGTTAGTGTCGTCTCCCGCAGATCCACCCGTAGTGGAAAGCTCCCTTAGAATAATGCGTCCTTTCGATCCAAGCGCCGCCTCCATATTAATAATACGGATTCCCCAACTGACGATACGGTATCGGTCAGTCAGGGCGGCAAGCGAGGTATATCCAGAAACGTCGAAAAGAGTAATATCACCACCAGCAGCAGCAGCATCAACAATACCGGCACCGTTAACGGTCGGGGTTGTTGGAGCTGCGGCGAGGTAGCCATTGACAAGCCTAAACGCCTGATAGATGTTAGGCCTAACTTCAAGATATCCGGAACCAACGTCGTTGACTTGCATGTTATAGTAGCCACGAACTTGATAACAGAAAGTATCACTAGCATTAGCGTCGTGAATCTTGGTGCCAACAGCTTTCTCGTCAAACGGGTTAACCATTGCCGACACATAGGACGGCATCTGGTCAGCGACGCCTGACTTGAAGACGAATTTCTCCTTCTTCGCATTTCTTCTATTGTTTCTTGCCATGATGAGATAGTAGGGTAAATCGGTTGAGTTGCGTGTTCTTTATAGTGTAATATTGTGTACTTAGTTTATGCACTGGCTATGCGAAGTGCAAAACACCATCTTCCAGCAACACTGACGCTATGTGAGGTAAATTAGAATTGTGACGGATCTCGTGAAGGAAAGCTTCAACGAGTTCCGGAGTCACTGGTCTAGTCACAAGTTTATGGAGCGCCTTGGGCCAGGAACTCAAAGATGCATGGTTGGGACCTCTGCTATACGAATGCGAGCAGAACTCAATCTGCTCAGCTTTCATAAGCTGTGGTTGCCGCAACTTGTATCCAAGTTCACTGTAGCGCTCTACAATGTTATCGTCAGCGTGTACTTCTAAACAGTCATCTCCACAAGCTTTAGCGTAACTAGCCTGAGCTAGAAACGCTAAGTCCATGCGGATATCACTGTTAAAGAAAGTGGTTACATACCGTCCAGAGAGCATACATTTCGGACGAGTTGAAATGTAAAGCTCAGCTGCTCCACGGGTGGGAACAGCGAAGACAGGATGCATCATACAT